GCTTCAAGATATCCAGGTTTACAAGTGGAAGTCTAGCCTTCCCGATGAATCTGCAAAACGTGAGCAAGCGTGGGCGATGCTGCAAAGCATTGATATGTTGAAAACTGAGCTGAAGAAGATGATCGATAACGGTTGGGTGGAGCGTAAGAAATTGGAACGCACCCGTAAATGAAAGGAACTGAAACATGGATAACCTAAATATTGCTAACGCAGCAAGTGCGATTGACGCGATGTTGCCATCGGAAGGTGGGGACCAACAGGACGTTGAGTTGCATGAAGAGTTGACGCAAGTTGACTCAGCGGCTCCAGAGGAGGAATTGCAAGACTCCGATGGGGAACAGCCTGATGAGGATGAGGCCGAGGAGGAGGAGGACAAGCCACCAGTATTCACCGTCAAAGTTGACGGCAAGAATGTCGAGGTCACGCTTGAAGAACTCCAAAAGGGCTACAGCCGAGAAGCAGACTACACCCGCAAGACTCAGCAAGTGTCCGAGGAACGAAGGGCGTTCCAGGCAGAGGCTGAACTTGTGCGGACGGAGCGCCAGCAGTATTCCCAGTTATTGGGGTCACTCCAGGCGCAACTTCAGCAAAACGCTGCACCTAAACTTGATATGGATCGTCTTTACAGTGAAGACCCAATCGAGTGGGTGAGGCAAAAGGAACTTGCAAGAGATGCCGAGAAAGTACACGCAGCTATTCAGTCTGAAAGGCAGCGACTCTCTCACATCCAAGCGCAAGAGCAATACCAGTCTATGCAGGCACACCTCGCACAACAGCAAGATGCCATGCTAAAAGCCATCCCTGAGTGGAGCAATCCAGACAAGGCCAAGGCTGAAAAGACGTTGCTGATTGAGTGGGGGCAAAAGCTAGGCTTTTCCTCTGACGAGCTGAAGAATATTTTTGACCACCGTGCTGTCGTTGCGCTGCGTAAGGCTGCGCTGTACGACCAGATGATGACCAAGAGGGGCAACATCAGGCCAGCGGTCAACAATGGGCCTAAACCCGCCAAGCCAGGTGCAGCGGGGAGAATGGACAACGTAACTGATGCTAGAAGGTCTCAACAACGTCTTGCTAAAACTGGTCGCGTCAACGATGCGGCTTCCGCAATTGAACATCTTTTGAGGTAATTCAAAATGGCTATCGTAAGCAACACATTCACCACATACTCTGCCAAGGGTATCCGTGAAAATCTCAGCAACATCATCTACAACATCTCACCAGAGGAGACGCCTTTCCAATCCAACATTGGAAAAGACAGTGTGCAAAACACGCTGTACGAGTGGCAGACCGATGCACTCCAAGCTGCGGCAACCAATGCCCAGCTTGAGGGTGATGACATTGGAACCTACGACCCTGTAACCGCAACGGTGCGGATGCAGAACTACTGCCAGATCAGCCGCAAAACGGTTGTGCTGTCCAACACCGAGGAAGTTGTCAACAAGGCTGGACGTAAGTCTGAGTTGGCCTACCAGTTGGCTAAGAAGGGCGCTGAGTTGAAGCGTGATATGGAATTGGTGATGGTCCAGAGCCAAGTCGCAAGTGCAGGTAGCACCAGTGCTGCCCGTACTACCGGCTCTGTCCTGGCCTTCATCAAGACCAACACTGATACAACTGGCACTGACCCGTCTTACACAACGCTGCCAAACAGCTTGCGTACCGATGGTACTGTTCGGACCTTTACTGAAACCATTCTCAAGAATGTGATTCAAAAGACCTGGACCTCTGGCGGTACACCGAAAATCCTGATGACAGGCCCGGTCAACAAGCAGCGCGTTAGCGGATTTGCAGGTATTGCTGCAACCCGCTACAACATCGAAGGCGGCGCTAAACCCGCCACCATCGTTGGTGCTGCTGATGTCTACGTCAGCGACTTTGGCAATGTGACGGTGGTGGCGAATCGGTTCCAACGCGAGCGTGATGCGCTGGTGCTGGACCCTGAGTACGCCTCTGTTGCCTACCTGCGTCCTTTCCAGCAGATGGAACTGGCAAAGACGGGTGACGCTGAGAAGCGGCTGCTGATTGTTGAGTACGGCCTGAAGATCACCAGTGAGAATGCTCACGGTCTTGCTGCCGACTTGGTAACGTCCTAAACGGAGGGGTGGGCCAGGGAAACTTGGTCCACCTTCAAAATATGGAAACACGAATCTTTGATAAAGACGAGACAACAGGCATCACCAGGCTCTGGCACTACAACCCATTGACTGATGAGGCAACCATTGAGACTCAGCAGGATGTCTCCAATGTGGTGGAAGAGAACAAGGACCAGTTCAACGCCACAGACAACAAGGCCAACTGGACAGGCGAGTGGCACAAGGTGGCAAGCATTCCACTAAACATTTACTACGAGCTGCAGGCCAGCGGCAAGATTACAGATCAAGCCTACATGAAACGCTGGCTCAATGACCCCGACAACAGATTCTTCAGAACACGACCAGGACAAGTATGACAATTATTGCGGTTTGCACTCCAGCGCGTGACATGGTTCACACCCAGTACGCCTATTGCTTGGTCAATATGGTGGCCTATCACGCCTGCAACACCGATGACCGCATTGACCTGAAAATCATGCAAGGTACGCTGATTCAGAATCAACGCGCAGAGCTGGCGCTGGACGCGATGCGCGAGGGTTGCAGCCACATCCTGTTTATTGACTCTGACATGACCTTCCCGCAGGACATGATTCAGCGGCTGATGGCGCATGACCTTGACATCGTGGCAACCAACTGCGCCAGACGCAGGATGCCGACAGGCCCAACTGCCAAGGTTGGCAACAAGCTAATCTACAGCACCTTGGATGACCACGGTCTGCAGGAGGTGGACACCATTGGCATGGGCGTTATGCTGATCAAGGCAGACGTCTTCAAGAAGATGTCCGAGCCTAGGTTTGAGACTCCCTGGCGCAATGACAAGCGTGGCTACGTTGGTGAGGATGTCTTCTTCTGCCTGAAGGCTAAAGAGATTGGGTATAAAATCTACATTGATCACGATGTCTCCCGCGAAATAGGCCACATTGGCACCTTTGAATTTCGGCATGAGCACACATGGGTGGTCAAGGATTTGCAGGACAAGGAGGCGTAAATGGCTCTCACGACCTACACCGAGCTAAAAGCATCAGTTGCGGATTGGCTCAATAGATCAGACCTGACAGCGGCAATTGCCGACTTCATCAGCCTCGCCGAGGCTCAGATGGAGCGTGTCCTACGCACCCGGCAGATGATTGTTCGCTCCAATGCATCCTTCAATGTAGAGTTTGGGGCAACGCCAAACGACTTTCTTGAAGTCAGGACATTCAAACTCTCAGGCACCAACCCACCCACTCCATTGACATTCTTGACCATTGACGCAATGGACCAGGAGTCTTTTAGGCTCAGTGCAAGTGGTAAGCCAAGATTCTTCACTGTGGTCGGTGGTCAGTTTAGGCTGGCTCCTACACCTGATACAAACTACGCAACTGAGCTGACTTACTACGCAAAACTTAGCAAGTTGTCTAGCTCAGTTGCCACCAACTTTATCCTAGACTCTAGCCCAGACGCCTACCTCTACGGCAGTCTGCTGCAGGCCGCACCGTACCTGCAGGACGACAACAGAATTCCTGTGTGGGCTGGTCTATACGAACGTGCATTGACTGATTTACAAGCATCTGATGACCGCGCGTCAACCTCTGGCGGCGCACTGTTAACCCGTGCCAGAACTTTGGGATAGAACATGATTGTGACAACAACAAAGGGCGATATGGATGACTCCTTGCTGGACAAGCGCGAGGGGTCTTTGGACAACAGCAATGAGTCAACCAACTGGGTTGAGTATTGGCATGATGGCGAGTTGGTGCATCGTTCTGTCAACATGGTGCTGAAGCAGGGCATTTTTGCCCAAGGCGAAACGCAACAAATTTAAGGAGAAATCAATTGGCTAACACTCAAGCAATGACTACCAGTTTTAAGGGCGAATTGCTGGTCGGGCATCACAACTTTGGCACTGGCGTAACCCGTGGCTCGACTGCTGCCGACACATTCAAGGCTGCGCTGTACCTGGCCTCTGCTACTGTCAATGCAAGCACCACAGCCTACAGTGCCACCAACGAGGTGTCAGGCACTAACTACACTGCAGGTGGTGTGACTGTGACCTTTGGCACTGCGCCAAGCACCAGCGGGACAACTGCTTTTGTTACCCCAAGCGCCAGCATTTCATACACGACTGTAACCTTGTCCACAGCGTTTGATGCGGTCCTGATTTACAACAGCACCCAGAGTAACAAGGCAGTCAGCGTCCACACCTTTGGCAGTCAGACAGTAACCGCTGGGACGTTCACTCTGACCATGCCCACCAATGATGCAAGCACTGGCCTGATCAGGCTGGCATAACAGGGGGCAGCATGGCTGCTTATGGAACAGGCTACTACGGGCTTGGCGTCTATGGCATTGGCAATGTTGTCATCAGCGGCAACACGGCTACTGGTAATGTTGGTACGTTGCTGGCAAACATATCTGTCCAAGAGGACGGGACTTTTGCCACAGGCAATGTTGGTACAGTAACACCCGCATTTCCGGTTGCCATAACGGGCAACTCGACTGCAGGTGCGCTGGGGTTAATAACGCCATCAGCGGCCCAGGCTGTGACAGGCAATGCGGCAACCCTGGCGGTTGGCAGTGTTGGTCACAGCAAGACGTTTGCGATTAGTGGTAACCAGGCTGCGGGTGCGGTTGGCTCTACTGGTGCTGGGGTGAGCAGTGCTGTGACAGGCAATGCGGCAACGGGTGCTGTGCAGGCAATGCCAACTTCAGTTCTGGTGTTCCAAGCCATCACGGGCAACGGCGCAACAGGCAGTGTTGGAAGTGTTGGCCCTAGCAAAGCGTTTGCAATTAGTGGGAATGAAGCCACTGGGTCAGTTGGCATCATCTTTGGATTTGGTTGGGGTGCTATTCCCAACACGGCAGAAACGTACACCGCAATTAGCGACACCGCAGAGACTTGGACTGCAATCGTAGATAATTCCGAAACTTGGACACCTGTTTGATAGGAGCAAAAAAATGGCTGATACCACCACAACAAATCTACTGCTGACAAAGCCAGAGGTAGGTGCCTCAACCGACACCTGGGGCACCAAGGTCAATACGGATTTAGACTTGATTGATGCACTGTTCGATGCAGGCCCAGTTCTCAAAGTAGCCAAGGGAGGCACTGGTCTGACCACGCTTACAGCCAACAATGTCATCTTGGGCAACGGCACATCATCACCCACCTTTGTGGCCCCCGGAACAAATGGCAACGTGCTGAAGAGCAACGGTACAACTTGGACAAGTGCTGCTGCTGGTGGTGCTTCATTATCTGGTGTCACTGATTCAGCCTCGCCTTTTGAGACTGCCTTGGGTTACCAAGCGGGTAACGTCACCACGGGTATAAACAATACTTGGATTGGTTATCAGGCTGGTTTGCTTACAACGTCAGGCGTAAACAACACTGCTGTTGGCAATATCGCATTAACTTCAAACACCACAGGTGAAAGCAACACAGCAATTGGTAATCGTGCTTTATTTGCGAACACTACTGGCCAGTCCAACACAGCTATCGGCGATTTTACTCTTAACGCCAACACTACAGGAGGTTTTAACACTGGTGTTGGTCAAGACGCTCTTAATGGTAACACTACAGGTGGAAGTAATACTGCTACTGGGTATAAAGCGTTGCGCGTAAATACTACTGGCACTAATAACGTAGCATTTGGTTGGTCAGCGTTGGTCGCCAACACCACCGCCTCAGACAACACAGCAGTGGGTTATAAAGCATTAACGGCAAATACTACTGGTAGTAGTAATGTGGCTATGGGAGTTGAATCAATTAATGCAAATACAACAGGTACAAATAACGTAGGCATAGGGGTTCGTGCTTTAAAGTCAAACACAACATTTGCAAGCAATACTGCGGTAGGTTATGAAGCACTAAGAGATAATGATGCCCCTAGAAATTCAGCTTTTGGAAAACAGTGTTTACCTTCAAGCACTACTGGAATTAATCAAACTGGATTTGGCGATAGTGCTTTATTTAGCTGCACAACTGGTACTTTAAATTCTGGTTTTGGTAGGCAAGCTCTTGTATTTGTAACTACTGGAAGTTGTAATACTGCGCTTGGCACTGATTCTTTATATGGTGTAACTACTGGTTCGGGAAATTTGGGATTGGGTGCGCTTACTGCCGCAGAAGCTAGGTCTCCAGTTTTTGTTATAACTACTGAAGACAACAGAATTTCTATGGGTAGCACAGCAGTCACTAATGCGTATGTGCAAGTTGCTTGGACAGTAGTGTCTGATGCAAGAGATAAGATGAATTTTGCTTCAGTGCCGCATGGGTTGAATTTTGTTAAACAACTTAATCCAATTCAATATCAATTCAGAGAATCTCGTGAGTCTAATGTGCCACATGGCCCTGTTAGATATGGATTTAAAGCCCAAGATATTCAGGCTTTAGAGGGAAGTAGTCCTGTCATCATTGATGCAGAAAACAGCGAGAAACTCCGATATAACGGAGAGTCACTTGTGCCTGTTTTAGTCAAAGCCATCCAAGAATTGTCTGCAAAGGTTGATGCTTTGCAGGCGGAACTTAACCAACTTAAAGGAGCTTAACCATGATGGATACCCAAACCCCAGAGCAAATTGCTCAACACTACAAAGCCGCTATGGACAGCGTGAACCTCATCAACGGCGGCAAGCCTTCTTACATGAGCGACACCGCTTGGACGGACTGCTTAAATCGTAATAAAGAGCATCTGAACATCATGCTGGCTAAAGACTTCTGGACAACTGAAGACTTGACGCCTTTGCGTAATGCCGCCGCATAAAAACCATGACCGAGCTAGACATCCGGTTTACGAGCCATGAGGCCGTTTGTGCTGAGAGGTATGCACAGATCAATGCGCGGCTCAAGCGGCTGGAAGGCGTGATTATGAAGACTACGGGTGTCTTGATCGTCTCCATGTCTGCCATCGTCTACGCATCTCTGACCTTTGGACGATGAAGTGGACTTATTTGAAGTCCTGTCCAAGTCATGGCCCATCCTGCTGGCGATCATCACGCTGATCATCGTGCTGGCAAAACTCGACTTGCGGGTAGCTGTTCTGGAAGAGAAGATCAAAACGCTGTTTGAGATGTGGAACAGGCGGGACAAATGATTGATCCGCTAACCGCCTTCGCTGTAGCCCAGGGAGCCATCAAAGGGATACAAGCTGCCATCAAGATGGGTAAGGACATCAATGGCATCAGTGGCGACTTAATGAAGTTCTTCGAGGCGAAGGACGTTATCGCCAAGGAGTCAGTCAAGAAAAAGCCAAAGGGCTTTGGCAAGAGCGATACGGCAGTGGCGTTTGAGACGGTGATGCAACTCAAGCAGCTCCAAGACGCAGAGAACGAGCTGAAGCAGATGCTGATATGGTCAGGCAACGACGATGTTTGGAACGCACTGATGCTGGAGCGCAACCGCATGGTGGCTGAACGCAAGAAGGCAGAAGCAGAGAAGGCTCAGGCCAAGGCACTGAGGGCAGCAGAGATTAACGACATCCTGACCTTTGGCCTGTGGGCTGCATTGGTGGCTGTAGTGATTGGTTTAACTGCCTG